TACGGAAATGGTCGATAAGACGCGGATCAGCGAACAGGCGAACATTCGTCACATCCGGCTCCACGCCTTCGGGAACCTCACGCATAGGCTCGTTGAACGCCGCATACATGGTCTTCAACTCGGACATCACATCACGCTTGTACCCGTTCATCGGGAACCTGATATGACTACCGTTCGACCTTGGACACACGCTCAATCTACCGCCGAAATCCAACTCCCATTGCGCGATATACGGCTCCCACTCGTCCGTATCAGCGAACATGCCGACCACGTTGTAATTACCCATCATCCAACGAACCTTGCCATCGAACGAATCGCGGTCAACACGCCACTTACGCCCCTGCGGGCCATCAGGCTTGGACTCAAGCTTTATCAGGAACAGCATCCCATCACGGACACGACAGCCAACCAACGCGGTCGAATCATCGGACACGGAACCATCGAATCCAAGCGTGATCTCTTCATCACGGGATACGACCTTCTGCCATGCCTCGTCCAACTCGATCACGTCACGCATGCTGATGGCGTGCTCAACCATGTCACGGCAGCAGACGTGAGCCTGTACCATATCCTCACTCAGCCACGAATCACGCGCCGACGAAAGATTGTTGAAATAGAAGCGTGTGGCATTATCAGGGTCATACGCCGGGTCGAGAATCCTCTTCTTGACCCTACGCAAATCATTCCAACCATACTTGGAAGGCCCCGGCTCAACGCCCTTGTCACGAAGACTCCACCCCTCGGACGAACGCCCATCCTTGCCGACAGGCACCATACGCCCATCAGGAAGGAAAATGTAATCCCTATCATCGGGAGACTTCATAGCCGAACCATACGCCTCATAAATCGCGTGCTCCAGCTTCTCACTATTCGAGAAGTCATCACGCCGAATATTGGAATACCGGTGGTCGAACAGCAAATCCTCCCAACCGGTCAGCTTGCCGCTCTCCAAATCACGGGCAGTCTTATACGTCTGCTCGGCCACACTGTTCTCACCCGGACAGTACATGGTCGTGGTCTCCAAAAACCACGGGTCAGCCTCGACACCACGCTTCGTCAGATTCTGCGTCATAATGTCGTAAGTGTCACGAAGACGCTTGTTGTTGTACTGGTGCGTCTCGTCAAAGCAGATGAACGTCTGCAAACCACCATCGGAGGAACGAGCTGAACTACCCGAATATACGATCTTGCCACCCTGCGGCAGTTTGATGCGGGTGGTACCGGCGTCCATGCCACGACCGGCAAGGAGACTCAAAGGGCCTTCCGTGCAGTTGTAGTAGACCGTATCGTAAATCTCACCGGTCTGTTCCTCGGCAGTAGCCAAACAAGTGACCAGCGGGGATTGGATAGGACGGCCCATAGGCTCGCCCTTC